TATCTTTGTATAAGAATTAAGGGGTATATATACCCTATTATTAACCCTAAAAAACTATAAAAAATATGAAAAAAGAAAAAAATAAAATGTTAGATTATAAAGAACTTTTAATAGATGTACTATCAGTTCAAACCTCATCAAGTCAAGAAGATTTGATGATAGAATATATAGATAAGTTTGTAAAAAAACATATCCCCGACGCTGATATTATTATAAAAGATAATAATGTTTATGTTACTAAGGGAATAACTGAAACTTATCCTTGCGTGGTAGCTCATACCGATACAGTTCATAAAATACATGCAGACTTTAAGGTGTATGAAAATAAAGATATAATCTTTGCTTTCAGTAATGATGAATGCGGACAGGTAGGTGTAGGTGGAGATGATAAGGTTGGAGTATGGATAGCTTTAGAAATGCTTATATCTTGTGATACTATTAAGTGTGCTTTTTTCCATTCAGAAGAAGTTGGATGTGTAGGAAGTAGCCAAGCTGATATGGAATGGTTTAGTGATGTTGGATATGTGTTTCAGTCCGATAGGAGAGGTCATACAGACTTTGTTAACAGTATTGGTGGGAAGGAACTGTTTGATAAGAAGTTCTCTAAAAAGATATCTAAAATCATTAAGCACTATGGATATAAAGAAACATCAGGAGCTATGACAGATGTTGAGCAATTAGTTGATAACGGACTAGATGTTTGTGTAGCTAATATGAGTAGTGGATATTACAATCCTCATACTGATAGTGAGATTGTTGATTTTTATGCATCTGAGAATTGTTTACTAATGATTGAAAGATTGATAGAAGAATTAGGATGTGAGAGATATACCAATAGTGAGTTTGGAAAATCTTGGACTACTTATAATGGTAATTGGAATAACTATGGTGGATATGGAGGATATGGAGGTCATTACTGGCATGATTATAAGAAAGAATATAAAGATTTCAATTCAGAAGTTGTTACAGAAGGCGATGGGCAGGAAGTATGTTATTATTGTGGAGACAGCGTGTTCCCATCTAATTGGGGTAAAAACTATAGATGGTGTCATGGATGTAATTCAGAAGTGTATTATGGTGAGGGAGAAATTGATATAGACCCTAACCAAACACAAATAGACTACAATGACATTGCAGATAACTATGATGGCAGTATGAAACATAAGCAGGTAGTCAACACTATATTAAATAAACATTATAAAACTAAAAATAAATAACACACTCTTTTTGATTAGAGAGAACTCGTGGGGAGTATAAACCCTCAATATTGTTTTGAAAGATAAGCATTTAACCACTAGGATGCCTTCTGGTGTGAAGGATAGATGCGTGAGTCAAAACGGACGCTTATCTACTAATTTTTCTTAGTATCATATCCGTAAATCTATACCAAGGCTGACTGATGGAAAGACATCTCCCTTTTAGGGTATTATTAATTATTAATTAAAACTAAATAAGATGACAGAAAAGAAATTTAACAATCGTAAACAACTTATAAGCCCTTGTTGTGGTGTAGAATATACAGAAGCTTATTATGGTAAGGATGAAGAAAAAAGAAAAAAACAATATCTAAAACCATTACAAGATGATAATTGGTTTTGTGTAGCATGTGATAAAGGATTCAATACTCCACAAAAAATGGAGGATTATCTTAATAAACTATGGGATGAGGTTGATGAAATAGTATCTTTAATAGAAGAAGATTTTGAAAATGTAACAGTAAAAAAAATAACTAAACTTAAATAATTATGGCAAAAATTACACTTACAGCTAGACAATTAAAAAAAATTCTCAAAGCTATAGAGGAATTAGAAACATATTACTGTTTTCATATAGAGGGTGATGCAACTAAAAAAGAATTAAAATTTTTAGAAGGAGTAAATGAATTACAAGAATTATTAAATAAAAAATTATAAAACTAAATAATTATGGCAAAGAGATTTACAGATACAGACAAATGGAAAAAAGGATGGTTCAAACAACTGAATCTTAAACAAAGATTATTCTGGCTATATGTCTTAGATGATTGTAGTGCTGCTGGTATATGGGATGTTGATTTAGAAGTTGCTGGAATCAGAATAGGAGAACCTATAAACCATGATGAAGCTGTTAAGGTTCTTGGTAAAGATGTTGTGTGGTTTGATAGTAATGAAAAAATATTTATACCTAAATTCATTAACTTTCAGTATGGAGTATTGAACGAAAATTCTAGACCACACGCATCTGTTATTAAGATGTTAGATAAATATGATTTGTATAACATTAAAGGGATAAGTCCCCTAGATACAGGGGAAGTGTCTAAGCCAATCTTAAAGAAAAGAACAGGATTTGTTAAGCCTTCAGTTGAAGAAATTAATACTTACTATTTAGAGAGAAATAATACTGATGAGTTTTATAAGGAAGGTCAGTTTGGAGAAGCCTTCTTTGATTTTTATGAAAGTAAGGGATGGATGGTAGGTAAAAATAAAATGAAAGATTGGAAGGCTGCCGTTAGAAATTGGGAGCGTAACAAAACTAAAATAGAAATGGTTAAGGCGGGAAAGGTAGATAAACAAATAAGTAGCTGGCAAAGAGCTAGAGACATAGTAGAGAATAGTTAATGAAACATAGAAGCAGAATGACACAAATGGAATTAAATCAACTAACAGATAAATCTTTAGATGCTTATGTGCTGTCTTTAGATGGAGATAAATATAGTGTGCATCCTGAGAATGGTAGATATTTTGAAAGATATGAGATTAGATTAGTTGTTGGAGACCACATCTCTATTAGTGTAGATAAACTTAATATGTTAATCTTAGAAGATGAAGAAGGTAAGTTTACAGATAAATTAATAATAAGAAAAGACCAAATAAAATGATAAAAGACATAGAAATAAAAGAACTAGAATTAATGTGTGTTGACTTAATCAGCAAAACATTAGTTGAGTTAGGACAAATTAAAGATGAAAAACATATTGTGATACTTGCTAGGTCTCTAGCTTATGATGTTAAAGAAGATTTTAAGAACTTAACATTTGAGGATATAGTTCAGGCTTTTAGGCAGGGAGTAAGAAATACAGATAGCTTTGTGTTAAATGTGCAGAATTATTATAAATGGATAAGAGCTCATAGACAATTAATATGGAATGAGGAAAGTAAAGAGCCTGAACGACAAGACAAGAGATTAGTATATAGAAGTAGGAAGGGAACAGGACTTAAGATTATGAATAAAGAAATTAAAGAATTAAAATAATGACTCCCATTATAGTTATGTACTTTATAAGACTACATCCTATATGCTTTAATTCTCTAATACATATAACATTAAGGACTATACCAGACAACAAGAGATATACTATACTGAGTGATAAAAACACAGCTGCGATATATAAAAGGTTCTTATTTATATTTTATATAAGAGTTTCTAAAATTTATGAAGGGTATGAGATATGGACAACTGTAGTAGAAGAATATAATAAATTAACAAACAAATGAAACTGTTAGATATGCCTAAAAAAGAAATAGAAGAATTTGCATGCAACCCAATAGGGAAGGCTAGAATTATGGCTGAAGTAATGATATCAGACACTAATCTACAATGTAAATTACATAGTGCGATAACAAGAGAACTTTCGGGAGAAGAAATTAATCAACTCTGGAAAGAAATAATGATAAAAAATAGACAATTAAAATTAGACTTATGATAGCAATAATAATGTTCGGAGTAGGATTTGTGAGTGGTATGTATGTATCAACTCAAATAGAAAAATCAATAGATAATAACATCAAAAACAAAAAAGATGATTAGTTAAATAATTATTTATATCTTTGCCGTGTGAAATACAATAATATAAAAAGAATATTAAGGCAACAAATTGAAAGTGGAGTTAGGTCTTTATGGACTTTTAATGAGATAGAACCAGAGTTTACAATGATATATAAAAATTATAATAACAGTCTTATTATATACACTCCCACACAACTTATTAATTATTTAGATGAAAAAGAAAGAGCACAGTAAATACTATTATGAATATGACAGGAATATGAGCACAACATTAGACACAATGACTAATACAGATAAACATTTATTAGCTAGAGATAAAAGAGTTCCTGAATACTATAAGGGTAAAAATGGATATCAAGCAAGAAAAGTTTGCGATAACTTTGATTTAACTTACCATCTAGCAACAGCAACCACATATATATTAAGAGCTTATAAAAAACATGATACTCCTGTTGATTGTATTAAGAAAGCAATAGCTCATTTAGAATTTGAATTAGAAAAAATTAACGAAAAGTAAAACTATGACAACAATTTACATTACATTAGCAGTAATTATCTTATGGCTCATTGGAGTAGATATAAGATATTATCAGGTTAACAAGAAAATAAAGATTATGCATAGTACTGATAAGAATCTTTTAGAACTTGTTAAGTCTATTCAACAATTAAAAGATGAAAAAGAAAAAGAAGAAAATAAATCCAAGCCTCAACGAAACGACAAAAAACGGATTATTAAAAAGTCAAAGCGAGTACGAACTCCAAAAAGCAGTAGTTAAATATCTACAACTACAATATCCCTTAGCTAAATTCTGTGCGAGTTTAGGAGGGATAAGAACATCATATACCCAAGCCGTAAAAGCGAAAGCTAGCGGTTACATTAAGGGATTCCCCGACCTACAAATCTGCTACCCTACTAGAAAATCATGTGGTCTTTTTTTAGAAATAAAGAAAGATAGAAAATCTTACGCCTCAAAACATCAACACGAATGGATTGAATATCTGAATGAAGTTGGATATACAGCTAAAGTGTGTAAAGGATTTGATGAGTGTAAAGAAG